CCAGGGAGCTCCCACGCCGGAGGACGGCGACTACTTCAAGAAGGATTGGCTTCAGACCTACGACCACCCTAGCGCCATACCGACGAACCTCCGGAAGTATGGGGCGTCCGACCATGCCGTCTCGATCGCCCAGGACGCGGACAAGACGTGCATGGGCTGCGTCGGCATCGACGAGGAGGACAACATCTGGGTCCTGCCGGACTTGTTCTGGCGCCGGGCACAGACGGACATTGTCTGCGACGCCATGCTGGATCAGTTCCGGCGCAACGCCCCGCTGCTCTGGTGGGCTGAGAAGGGCCACATCTCTAAAGCCATCGGTCCGTTCCTGCGCAAGCGCATGCACGAGGAGAGGATCTACTGCGCGATCGACGAGGTGACGCCGTCCAAGGATAAGCAGACGCGCGCCCAGGCGATCCGCGGCCGCATGGCCATGGGCAAGGTGTTCTTCCCCAAGTTCGCGAGCTGGTGGCCGGCTGCGCAGCTGGAGCTGCTGAAGTTCCCGGCAGCCAGGCATGACGACTTTGTCGATTGGATCGCGCACATCGGCATGGGCCTCAACCTCCAGGTAGGCGCGAGCGCGCCGTCCAAGGCAGACACCGGACCCAAGACCGGCAGCCTGGCCTGGGTGAAGCACTCCTCCAAGATGAGGGAGTATGCGGAAAACAGATTGCGCAATTTCTGGTCCTAACGACGATTTTTTTATGGAAGCCAACGAACCTATCGAACCTATCGAAGCAGCGCCCTACCAGGCTGCTCCTCAGCAACCCCAGGGCATCAAGCGCGATCCGGATCCGAACGCCAAGGACTCCATGAAGGCCCTGGTCAAGGAATGGCAGGGCAAGATCATGCGCGCCAAGAAGCATTGGGAGCGCCCCATCAATGGCATGCGCGAGGACATGGACTTCTACATGGGCAAACAATGGCCCGGCCAGCGCGGCGCCCAGGATGAAAGGTATGTCGCCAACCTGGTGCAGCGCCACGTCCAGACGCGCGTAGCTGCGCTCTACGCGAAGAACCCGAAGGCGATCGCGAAGCGCCGCAACACCCTGGACTTCACGATCTGGGAAGGCGACGCCAGCCAGCTGGAGTCTGCCAACACGGCCAACCAGCAAGCGTTCATGACGACCGGCATGCCGGATCCTCACGCGATGGCGCTCATGGCCGACGTCGAACAGGGTTTTGAGAAGCGCCGGCAGCTCGACAAGATCGGCAAGACGATGGAGATCATCTTCCATCACATCATCGAGACGCAGGACATCAAGACCCACATGAAGCAGCTGGTTAGGCGCACATGCGTCACCGGCATCGGTTTCGTCAAGATCGGCTACCAGCGCGTAATGTCCATGCGCCCGGAGGACGTCGAGAAGCTCACGGACATTACCGAACAGATCAAGACCCTGGATCGCCTGGAACAGGATCTTAAGGATGACAAATTTGATGAGAACAGCGCCAGGCGCGCGCAGCTTGAGCTGCTGAAGAAAGAGCTCATGGAGAAAGAGGACATGATCATCGACGAAGGCATCGTCTTTGATTTCCCTCAGTCTCAGACCATCATCGTCGATACGCGCTGCCGTCAGCTCCAGGGCTTCATCGGCGCCGAATGGGTTGCCCAGGAGTTCGTCCTTACTTGCGACGAGGTCAAGGAGGTCTACGGCGTAGATCTTGGAACGTCGTTCACGCGCCAGGAGAACAAGTATTCCGGATCTGATGAAAAGAGCGAAGCCGACCTGGCTAAGATCTGGGAGATCTATAACAAGCGCGACGGACTCAAGTATGTGATCGCCGATGGCTATCCGGACTTTTTGGTCGAGCCCAGCTGCCCGGAGGTCAAGCTCAAGCGCTTCTGGCCGTTCTTCCTCCTGGCCTTCAACGAGGTTGAGTCTGACCGGGACATTTACCCGCCGTCCGACGTCCGTCTGATCAAGCCGATCCAGATGGAATACAACCTGGCGCGCCAGCGGCTGCGCGAGCACCGGAACGCCAACCGGCCGCTATACGTCACGCCGGTGGGCATGCTTTCCGAGGGTGATGTAAAGAAGCTCATGGATCGCCAGCCTAACGAGGTGATCCAGCTTATGTCCCTGCAGCCTGGCCAGGCGGTCAACCAGCTGTTGCAGCCGGTGCAGCCTATCCAGATCGACCCGTCCCTGTATGATACCTCCATGTTTATGGAGGATCTGTTCCGCGTCGTCGGCTCCCAGGAGGCTAACCTGGGCGGCGGCACCGGCAACACGGCGACCGAAGTGTCCGTAGCTGAGTCCAGCCGAATGAGCTCCATGGGCTCTAATGTGGACGACCTGGACGAATTCCTCACCGAGCTAGCCCGCGCAGCCGGCGCCGTCATGTTGACCATGATGGACCCGGCCACGGCTACCAAGATCGCCGGCCCTGGCGCAGCCTGGCCGACCCTATCCTCCCAGGCTATTGCCGAGGAGCTTCTCCTGGAGATCGAAGCCGGCAGCTCCGGCCGTCCGAACAAGGCTGCCGACATAGCTGCCTTTGAACGCCTGGCTCCGCTGCTGATCCAGATCCCTGGCATCGACCCGACCTGGCTGGCCAAGGAGGCCATCAAGCGCATGGACGATGGCCTGGATATGACCGAAGCCGTCCGGGCTGCGCTGCCGTCCATCGTCCAGATGAACGCCCAGAAGCAGATGGCCGAGGTTGAGGCCTCCCAGGATCCCAATCTCCAGGGCCCGGCCGGCGGTGGTGGTCAGCCGGCGGCAGCTCCCGTGGCGCCTGGCGCTCCGGCCGGCGGCAACGTCAACGCCCAGGTCCCGAACATCCCGCCGTCTAAGTCATACGGCATACCCCAAAATGGGGTTTAAGCTCTTATTGCCAGGGCGCCTGGAGCTGAAACACTAACTTTGTGAGCGAGACGCTAAATAGCACCGGGTCGGAACCGTCGATCGACCCCACATCCACGACCCAGGCACCTATCCAGGCGCCTGTTGAGCAGAACGCTGCGCCCCAGGTAAGCGCAGCGCCGGAAGCTCAGACGCTAAATGTAGATACCGCTGGTTCGTCACCGGCGGGCGACACGGACGCTAATAAGAAGATCAGCCTCTTAGACGTGATTAAGACCGCGTCTGAAGGCAAATCTGACACGGCATCGTCCACCGTGGGGGATCAGAAGGTATCCGCGCAGGGATCAGCAGCCGATGGCCAGGGCTTGGACAGCTCCGGTCAGAAGAAAGCCCCCGATGCGCAGGAGCTACCGTTCCACAAACACCCGCGCTGGCAGGAGATGGTAGCCGAGCGTGAGTCATTGAAACCAAAGGCTGAGCAGTTCGAGAAGATTAACACCTTCATGAACAACAACGGCTTGTCGCCGCAGGAAATGGCTGAAGGCATGTATATCATGGCGCTCATGAAGAACAACCCCGCCGAGGCGCATCAACGTCTCAACGGTTATGTTCAAGGCCTTGCTCGCTTTACGGGAGATGTTCTCCCGCCGGAGCTGCAGAGCAAGGTTGATGATGCGCTTATTGATAGAGAGTCAGCAAAAGAGCTCGCCCGGCTTCACGCCGAGCGTGATTTCATGATGGCTCGCCAGGCCCAGCAATTCCAGCGCTCCCAACAGGAGCAGGAATATGTCCAGCAGCAACAGGCTGTCGCGCAAACTCAGTCAATCGTCAACGCGGTGAGTCAATGGGAACAGGTAGAACGATCCAGGGATCCGGAATGGTCCGCGAAATATGAGATGGTGCAGGACCGGGTGAAGGCCCTCCTGGCAGAACGGCCGGCTAGCAATCCGTCGGAAGCTATTGAGATCGCACGTCGCGCTCTCTCCGATGTGAACGCTCGTCTTAGGCCTCTTGCCGGGAGAAATACGCCGCTTAAGGTCCCCTCTAGCTCAATGTCGTCCGTCAACGCCTCCCCGGCGCCACGCAGCCTAGCTGACGTGATCCGGATGGGCTTCCAAGCATAACCCAACGAACCAGATACTACCATGCCCTCCACGTTCTCCTCCCTCGACCACATCGTCGCATCGGCTCTCGACTTCCACGTCAAGAGCGACGCGTTCGCCCAGACCATCCAGGAAAAGCCCCTGCTCGCGTTCATGAACAAGCGCAAGCAGACCTTCCCCGGCGGTAAGGGTGACATCTCCCTCCCGATCACGTTCCATGACTCCCTCCCTGGGATCCATGGCTACGAAGGCGACGACCAGGTTGCCTACGATAATCCCGGTAACACCAAGCGCGTTTTCTTCCCCTGGAAGGAAATCCATGCTGGCATCAAGGTCACGCTGACCGAGCTCAAGATCGACGGCATCTCCGTCTCTGACAGCACGACCGGCGAAAGCACCTCCAAGCACAGCAACCGCGACGTTACCGTCCTCACCAACATCCTCAAGGCCAAGCTCGACGACATGACCGAAGGCTGGGCCCGCGGCATGAACCAGATGTTCTGGAAGGACGGCTCCCAGGACCCGAAGGTTGTCGCCGGCTTGATGAACTTCCTCAAGCCCGGCCTCGCCATCACCGGCGGCGCTACGGATCTGAACGCTACCGGCACCACCGGCGGCATCTCCCGCGCGACCAACGTCCTCTGGCGTAATCGCACGGACAAGTTCACCTACGCGTCCGGCCAGACCAACATCATCGACTCCCTCCGCAAGGAAGTGCGTCAGCTGAAGCGCTACGGCGGCAAGCCGAACGCGATCTTCTGCGGTTCTGGTTTCCTTGAGAAGCTTGAGAAAGAGATCCACTCCAAGGGTATCTACACTCAGACCGGCTTCACCGGATCCAACACCGTCGGCATGGGCATCACCAGCCTCCTGGGCATCGGTGAGTTCGTCTATGACCCGACCCTGGATGATCTCCCCGAAGCCAGCGGCTCCGGCACCCAGACGGACTACTGCTACATCATCGACTCCGATGCGCTGCAGCTCTACGTCATGGATGGCGAAGAAAACAAGACCCACAACCCGGCTCGCCCCGAAGATAAGTATGTTATCTACAAGGCCATGACCTGGACCGGTGGTCTTGTGACGAAGAAGCTCAACAGCTCCGGCGTCTATAAGGTCGCCTAAGCGATCTTAGATCCTACAAACAGGGGGGCCCAATACGGGCCCCCTTTTTGTTTGCGCGCACCAGGCGCCTGGACAGATTACTAGCTCTATGCAGACCGCTATCGTAGAGATCCTCCTTAACGGAAACATTCAGCATACGGTCACGCGCCGGGTCACCCCTGCGGAGATCGTCCTGCTCAAGCACATCCACGGCGATGACTCCGTCGTGGCGCCGGTTGAGATCGAGTCCGTCAAGCGCAGCAACACCGACGAGGTTAATCGCCTTAAGCAGCAATACGGCGACGACGTGTTTAAGGCCGTGTTCCCTGGCGCCATGCCCAAGGTGCCCACGGATCTATCCGAGGTCGGCGTCGATACCGGCGCCAAGGCCAAGGACGAACCCAAGGCCTAACCGGACATGGCCAGGAACACTAGTCTCCTTAGTCTGCGCGATCAGCTCAGAGCTGAGATTGGTGCGTCCCCTAGCGTGGCCATGGGGGTTAATACGGTCGAGCAATTCGATCAGCTGCTGCGAAGGACGCAGGAGCGCCTGTGGCAGGACTTTGATTGGTCCTTTGGCGTGATCGACCGGGACGAGCCGCTGCTCGCCGGCCAGCGCTACTACACGTTCGACCCGGACATTGACTTTGACCGGATCTGCTGCGCCCACGTCAAGTATAGCGACATTTGGCACCCGATCACCTATGGCATCGGGACCAACGAGCTGAACAACTATGACTCA